ATACGTGATGGTTTAGATGGTAAAAATGGTTTTGAAAATTGGTATGATGATAGGTTTGTGGATGGGGTTCGGTTTGCAGAAAAACATCACGGCATTGGAGGTGGGGAATGAGAATTGAGAGAGAACTGTTAAAAGAATTTATAGATTTTGTAGATAGTTACGAGTTTTACCCTACAGAAAGAAGCGTAATTTGGGAGATTGTAAGTAGAACACAAGAACTACTCGCCCAACCTGAGCAAGAACCTGTGGCGTGGATAATTGAAACAGAAATTTATGGAAAACTTAGTGAATGGGTATGTACGGATAAAAAACATTACATGGAAGCGCATGATGGTACTAAAGACCCAATACCACTTTACACAGAACCGCCAACCCGTAAGCCTTTAGATAATGTTGAAATAATGACGATAGCCGCAGAGCATACTTGGGATTTAAAGCGGTTTGCAAGAGCAATCGAAAAAGCACACGGCATTGGAGGTGGGGAATGAATGAAGTAAGAAAGTTAGCAGCAAAATGTAACATAAGAAGTGGTGACGTAGATAAGTTTGCAGCACATTTGTACCACGATGGTTACAGCGCCAAAGTTCGTGATGATGATACTGCAGCCCTTCGTGACCACTTTGCTGGATTGGCTATGCAAGGGGTATTAGCTATGGACGATGATATAGATTATAAATATATAAGTTCAGTTGCATACATCATGGCAGACGCAATGTTAGAAGAGAGAATGTTGGCAGAGAGGAAGAAAAAAAGATGACTGAACTAAGAGATAAGATAGCTATAGCGGCTATGCAAGGGTTGATTCAATATATGGGGTGTGACCCTGAAGATTTATTATACCCAAAACGAGAGCAGAAAAATAAACACGCTCTAAGTAAGTCAGCATATGCCTATGCCGATGCGATGTTAGAAGAGAGGAACAAACTAGAAGGGGCACCTAACCCATATCTTAAGATGTGTGTATATGATATACCCTTCACCTCGCGTGTATGGAACTGTTTTAAGGCGGAAAATATAGTAACCCTCGGTGATCTAGTTCAACGTACGGAACGTGAGATAAGATTGATACCGAATTTAGGGTTGTTTTCACTAAAAGAGATACAAGCTGAACTTGCTATTAGAGGTTTAGCTTTAAAGGAGGGGGGTTAGTAATGCAACTAATGACAATAGACTTTGAAACTTTTTACTCGAAATCATACAGCCTATCTAAATTAACAACAGAAGAGTATATAAATGATGATGCGTTTGAAGTTATTGGAGTATCTATTAAGTTAGGCAAAGCCCGTACTAAGTGGCATACAGGCAGTCGATTACAGATAACTAATATACTTAATAGATATAATTGGAACGACATTACTTTAGTAGCACACAACTGTTTCTTTGATGCATCTATCCTTAGCCTTTACTTTGGTATCTTTCCAGCTAGGTATATGGACACTCTATCTATGGCACGTGCTGTACATGGTATATCAGTAGGAGGTAGCTTAGCTAAGCTGGCAGAGCATTATGAGCTGGGGGTTAAGGGCACTGAGGTTGTTGATGCTATGGGTAAACACCGTAAAGACTTTACTAAGGAGGAGTTAGCTAGGTACGGCGAGTATTGTATTAACGACACAGAATTAACTTATAAGTTACTGCAGAAACTAACACCCCACTTTAACTCGACAGAGCTAAGCCTAATAGACATGACCATTAGGATGGGTGCAGATGCCAAGCTGGAAGTAGATATGCTGTTACTACAAGCCCATCTTGACTACGTCTTGGATGAGAAAGAAAGGTTGCTATCGACTGTAGCGGCAGATAAGTCTGAGCTCATGAGTAACCCTAAGTTTGCTAAGTTGTTAGAGGAACATGGGGTAGAAGTACCTATGAAGGTATCACCTACTACAGGGGAGAACACCTACGCATTTGCTAAAACTGATGATGGGTTTAAAGCCCTACTAGAACATTCTAATCCTACAGTACAAGCTCTAGCACTAGCTAGGTTGGGGGTTAAGAGTACACTAGAAGAGACTCGAACAATTCGGTTTATGAATATAGCTAATAGAATGGGTAGCCTCCCTATCCCTCTAAAATACTATGGGGCGGCGACGGGTAGATGGGCTGCAGGTAGTGGGCAGAAGGTAAACTTTCAGAACTTACCTAGAGGGTCGATACTAAAAGAAGCCATCGTAGCCCCACAAGGGCAGGTAATAGTAGGTGCTGACTTATCAAACATCGAGCTACGTGTGGGTATGTGGGTGGCAGGGGAGATGAGTGCTTTGAAGTTACTAGGTGAAGGGGGTGATTTATATAAGGACTTTGCTAGTAAGGTGTTTGATGTGCCTTATGATGAGGTAACTAAAGATCAGAGGTTTATCGGTAAGACATCGCAGTTAAGTTTAATCTTTGGGGTTGGGGCGGCAAAGCTACGAGCGGCTGTGAAGGCTGGGTCAGGGAAGGACTTACCCAATGCACAAGAGATTGTGGACTTATATAGATCGACTTACACAGGTGTTACTGGTCTGTGGAGTAAGTGTGGTGATGCTATTAAGGCTATGGCACTTAACAGTAATTTTACTTTTGGTAATAATGACATATTCGCTGTTGAGGGTACGAAAGGTATTAAGTTTCCTTCAGGCATGTACATGCAGTACCCTGAGTTGGCTCATGAAGTTAATGAAGAGACAGGAGAACGAGGATATAAATATAAACTTAGAAATGGTTATGATAGACTATACGGCGGTAAATTAACGAACAATCTAGTGCAGGGTACAGCCCGATGCATTATGTCAGAAGCTATGGTAAGAGTGAATAAACGGTATCCTATTGTACTGACTATTCATGATGCTTTATATATCCTAGCTCCAGAAGATGAGGCTCAAGAGGCTTTAGATTTTCTGATAGAAGAGATGACTAAAACACCCCTTTGGATGGCTGGGCTACCCCTAGATGCTGAAGGCAAGTATGGTAAAAGTTTAGCAGAGTGTTAGTGATGGCGAACAAAACAAGTAATAAGAACCGTAAGAAAAAACCAAACCCTTTTAGAGCGAGAGAGAACTATGGCTGACATTGCAGATAAAGCCAACGAGCAAGCCCAGTTAATACTGGAGAAACAAATAGCACTACAACGTGGCAAACCACTGGATATATACCAGAACGAGTCTAATAGATGTTGGTTCTGTGATGGTGATGTAGTTGATGGTAGACGGTGGTGTGATGAGCAGTGCCGTGATGACTATGAACGTGAGGTAGGGAATGAGTGAAGAACCTGTATACATGAAAGCGTTTCCAAAATTCGTCACTGTATCTGAGCAAACACGGCTACATGTGCTTAAGATGCTATTAACTGAGGAAGAATACGAACAAGTAGTAGAGTTATACGAAAAAAAAAGAGCTTTGAAAAGTGAAATGGCCTAACTTTTATTTCCCCCCAATAAACCTTTGGAGTTATCCCAATATGATAAACGAAGAATCAACTGTAAAACCTATGTGGAAGCCTAAAGAACTTCCAGCTGACCCTATTAATAACCCAAGCCATTACACGCATGGTGGGGTTGAAGTGCTAGATTACCTAGAAGCTAAAGGGTTGGATAAGGATTTTCACTTAGCTAATGTAATTAAGTATGTGTCTCGTGCAGGATACAAGATCAATAAGCTAGAAGATTTAAAGAAAGCTAGATTCTACTTAGACCGCAGGATTAAACTTTTGGAGGTTGAGTGACTCGACTATTAAGAAAGTGGTTTTGCCCGCCGCACAAGTGTACAAAGTTTAGGCAGTATTACGGTTTGAACTTAAAGATATGTGATGAGTGCAAAAAAGAAAGCCCTTTGTGGGAAGCGAACATAATAAAACATCAGAGGTAGCTATGATAAACGGTTTAGGGCATGACGATAGTGGTGAGAATGAGTGTGATGTATGTAGCACAGATTTTACTGATGATGAAGGTGGGATTACAGGATACTTTGGTATCTTACCAGTAGCGTTTTGCCCTGACTGCTTGAGTAGCATGTGCGACATGGTTAGTCAGCTTATGGGTTGGGGTGAGGAAGAGGACGAATGAAAGCCCCTCCATTTAGTTACTCTAGTTTATCGCAGTTTATAACCTGCCCAAAAAATTACGAAGCACACAAGGTTTTAAAGTACATACCGTTTACTGACACAGATGCCACACTGTACGGTAAGGATGTCCATTTAGCAGCAGAACACTATATAGGGTCAGGCACCCCGTTGCCTGAGAAGTACAACTATATTAAGGGTTATCTTGATACATTAAATAATATCAAGGGTGATAAGTTCTGTGAGCTTGAACTGGGCATTAAGTTAGAAGGTGGCGAGTATAGCCTATGTGATTTTGAGGCGAAGGACAGATACTGGCGAGGGATTGCTGACTTAGTAATTGTAGACGAAGCGGCAGGTAAGGCGTATATTGTGGATTACAAGACAGGTAAATCTGCCAAGTATGCGGATACCAAGCAACTTGCACTACTAGCGGCGGCTGTATTTTTAAAGTACCCAGCAGTTAAAACTATTAAAGGTATGCTGTTATTTGTAGTGTCCCAAGAAGTAGTGAAAGCTGAGTACACGTATGACAGGCGCTTTGAAATATTTGATAACCTGAAAGAAGTTTTAATGCAACGTGAAGTAGCATACGAAACAGGTATCTTCAATACTAAACCTAATGGGCTTTGTCGGCAGTGGTGTCAAGCAGTTAGGTGTGTGCATAATGGGAGGTATGATGGCGACAAGTAGAAAGGCAGGGAAGTCAATTATGGATGAAATAATGTGGAAATATTATGATAGTCGTACTGATTCGTACGACTACAAGAGAATGGAAATTGACTTAAAGATTGACCAGATAATGTTAGATGATTTAAAGAAAGCAGAGGAGTTAAAAGATGGCATACAAGAACAAAGCTGATAGAAACGTAGCACGTGAAGTAGAGCTGGAGAAGAAGCGCCCCGGAGCTCATGAGGC